ATGGAAAAATAAAATGAAAGAAACATCCACAAAAAACCAACATGCCTCTTTTTAAAAAGCGCATCCTGGAATGGAACACATTATCCAACCAACGTCATATAGTTCAAAAAGTCAAATCCCCAAAAGACATGAAACAAACCGTAGATTTTTTCTCTTTCATGTAATGCTCTTCAGTTTTTTTTATCAGTTTATCTAAAAAATATTCTTCAGCATCTTTTCTTTTTTGAGGAAAAAATAAAAACCCACCCAAACAGTCATGATTACCAGTAGATTGTCGATATACCTTTTTCCCCAAGTGGCGCATTATATCATTTTTATCTTTAATCCAATGATACCTATATACTACACCAACATCAAAATCATAATTATCAAATAAATCATCAATTGGATTCATTAACACACAATCACTATCTAAATACATTGTAGGGTAATTATATTTATTTTTATGCTCTTTTAATGTTTCCAGTGCTTCAATAAACCTATCATCTCCCCTAACCCCTGTCATACTTGTCACAATAGCGTTTCTTTGAATATAAAGAGCACTTGTAACAAATAGCCGATGCTGTCTTTTATACTCTAGTAACGCATCTTTCGGGGAATTCATAGATAAATAATTTAAAAATAATACTCTTTCCATTAGAACTTATACCCAAAATTTTTTATGTCCCATTCACATCTTTCTTCAACATATTTTCTAGTTTCTTTATCATACCAATTCTGATATTTATCAGCAGATCGATATTTCCAGTGTGAGTTTATTTTAGTATATTTTTTTAATGGTTTTAATTCTAGTTTTTTTCTAATATAATCAAAATCTTTATCAAAATGTTCAACCTGTCCAATAAAATCTACCAAAACATTTCCATCCTTGTCACACAAAAACGGCTCACATGATAAAATATCATATCCATCTAAACCGTTAGTATAGTGTACATGTCCTCTATGTTTATTAATTATAAAATCTTTAAAGCTGATTTCTTCACTACTATGTCTTTTAAAAAATAAATAATATGACACAGCTCTATCCCATGGATTTCTAACAAATGAAAATTTAAACATCTCTTCCCAAAAACCATCCCATATCCTCATGTAGTTTCTTACTTCATCTGCTCCCATGTGAGAAGATATCATATGTGGAGCAACCCACTTTAAATAATTATTAACACAAATACCAGCTGTTTTTGGTATATGTATATGGATTCCTTTTTGCTCGTCTTTTGGTATTACCCCAGTAAAATGTGGGTGAGCTTTTCTTTTCATACTATCTTCTCTTGATTCATTTTGTAGTATAAAACCAAACGATAACTTATTAACCTGTTTTTTTGAAATATTCATTATATAGGTTCTACTCTTTGTTCGCCAGGTTTTTCTGTAGGCCAAATAATAAATTGATTAACATGTCCACATTTTATTGTTCCGTCACACCAAATTTCATATCCTTTTTCCTTTACTTTCTGACAGAATATTAAATCCTCTGTAACCATGTGACCATCTGGATCTTTGTTCCACTTATATTCAAACCAAGGACATTCAATGTTCTCAAAAACCTTTCTTTTTATTAAAAGACAACCAGTTCCAATACCTTCAACTTCTTTCATTTCATTAACATGTTCAGTAACATATTTTCCACCTGGTCTATGTCCTAATAAAAAAGCGTTTGGTAAAAAACCTTTTCTTTTCCTAACATAATACCCACCAACAACATCTTTATCGTGTTCTAATAATTTTTCTAAAGTTTTCTCTGGGAATACCATATCAGAATCCATAAAGAATAGATGAGTACACTCTTTATTGTCTAACATTTTTTTCACACATCCATTCCTGGCTGTCACAGCATTTGTACCACGATGATTATAGAATGAATACTCGCCCTCTTGTTTGAATTGAACTGCAGAAGTGAAACATGTCATAAAGGAGATAGGGACAGAACCGCCCGATGGGACTCCTACTAATACATTAATCATAAACCCTCTCTTTTACTATAATTTAACCCAATTTTATTTAAAAATCAATATAAAAATAAAGGGGGCATAAGCCCCCTTAGTTAATCAGTTGTATCCACATCACCAATAAGTACATAACTAAAAGTTTGTTCACCAGCAGCCGCAGCTTCGGTGCTTCTAGTGACCGTAACAGCTCCACTTGAAACAATTCTTTCAATAGAAAGATTCTGAAGATGAACACCAGCATCATAGTCTGTAGCAGTAGCAATACCATAGGTATCATCGATAGTTACTACCGCACAGTCAATTCTTGCTAAGTTAGTTCGGATACTCACATCTGAAACGTCTGTATTGGCACCAGTAAAACCAGTGCTACCGAACTGAATATACTTATTACCAAATAATGGATACGCACCACTTACATTGTTCGGAGGTTGATTAGCCATAAAATTTCTCCTCTTATTTAATCCGTGCTATCCACGCTACCAATTAGTATATAGCTATAGGTAGGACTTCCAGCTCCAATAGCCGTAGCTTGAGTGCTTCTAACAATCTTCACTGCTCCACTTGAAACAACTCGCTCGATACCCATTTTATGAATATGAGCAACTGAACTATAGTCTGTGGCTGAAGAACCACCATAAGTATCATCAATAGTAACTATAGCGCAATCAATTTGTTTTAAGTTGGTTCTGATCTCCATATCTGACTTATCAGTGTAGGCACCAGTGAAGCCAGAACTACCAAACTGAATATACTTATTGGCACATAAAGGGTATGCACCACTTACATTATCTGGAGGTTTTCCTGTTCCCATAATTATCCTCCTCTTTATTATATTGCCCGTCTAACATAACGGATTACTAAATACATACCATGACTCAATTCACCAGCATCAGCTGCTACACCACTTTCAGAGGCATATGATACATGTAATGATAACCAGTTGCCATGAGTTAAGGTGCCACCATTCAATATACCCCAAGGGGTTTGTTGAATTGCTCTAGCAGTCGAAACATTAGTATCTGCAGCAATAGCAGTATTAAGTGCGGTTGCACCAACTTCAATAGCTTCTGAGTTAATCGTTAATTCGGTGTATACTACAGCCCAAGTCATCGTGTCTGTGGTAGTTGTCTGATCACAACAGTGAACAACCGCAAACTCCATTTTAGATTTCACATCCATATCGTAAGGGACAGGATATAAAATACCAATACCATCAGCGGTATCATCTATAGCCAGTCCAACTATACCAGAATCAGTGATCTCATCAAATGAAGGATTGCCAGCACCAGCAGAAATGATCATTGTATTAATTGCTGGCTCGCCTGCAGCAGCTTCAGTGGTTAGCGCAATTGCGTAAGTTCCACCATAAGCCTGTAATGGTAAGTAATCGTATTTATATTTTTCCACATCGTAATTATGACCATGTGGCATTGCTCTTTTAAAACCCATAAATTCCTCCTTTAAGTCTTTAGGTCAGACTGATGAGCAACCAGTCATACGTCTAGACTCGGATTTATCCTGTTATACCATGGACATAGAAATGAGCAGATGGAAAAGAACGTCTCAAACCTAACTGAGCGTAAATTTCGTTTTTCTTGGTATGCTCGTCATTATCCTGGACACTTTGTTTAATTTTTACATCCATACCCTTCATTACCATAAGCCACATATAATTCAAGTCAATACCCACACAATCGTAAGCATATTCTCTAGTCGTAGTATCATACTCGGTAAAAATAGGATGTCGCATTAAGTGCAGTAATCCATGACCAGTTTCAAGCGTAAATACCTGCCATCCCCACTTCTTACTTAATCCGTCATTTGCAGTAATAAATTTTTCAAGGTTATTATACAATACAGTGAAGAATTTTCCACCACAAAATGCGGTTTTTTCTTGTGATCCATAACGGAACGCAATTTCCATTTTCTCTCGCCACGTTTCTAAATCAAACGCACCAGCGAAATCAATCAGTCTTGATGTTCCGTCAAGAGCATTATCAGCACCACGGTTCGCACCAGATGAATTACCAGCGATATATTCAACAACACCACCTGTAAACCAACGGTTCTGACTATTCTGAATGTCTTTAAATTTAGCACCAAACAGAAATTGATTATCAATTTCCCTAAAGAACTCGATTCTCTTCCTCTTAGCTTTATCAGTCATGGGTTCTTTACCATAAACATTCATATTACTTTCAGTTTCAGTTTCCTGCCAGGTTTTAGAAAAGAACTGACAATAATTCTGAACTTGATTTGGTTCATGCCATATAGCGTTCGGTGCATCTCCACCGTCTTCTAATGCATTACCAGTTTTAATTAACTTATATTCCGTCAACACTGTAGAAGCTGCTGAAGGCATATAACCATTACCACGTTTAACAATAACATTTGCAATACCTGAAGCCGCACCACTCAATGTAACTGAGTCTACGATAATCTGTTCAGGAAATAAAGCAAGAGAACTAGAAGTGTCAAACTTATCCGTAGAATAAGCTGCACCATCACTATCGCAAAACAAGTTATTACAAACTAGTACATCACCAGATTGTAAAAATTTTGCTTCAGTATCACTAATTCTCATAGTGTCATCATTATTGGTAGTGGTTGCACTATCACTATGGTTAGAAAATTTAATTGGAGCTTCCTGCTTTGTTAACAGTTTAGGTTCAGGATCGTCAACCGTAATGGTCTGCATCTCTGTCCGTAAAATATTATCAAAGAGGTTCCAACGTCTTTCTTGCCATACAATTAAATCGGAAAGCGAATATTTTCTTTTGGTCGTATAGGTTCCTCGTGCTCCCATAGGGCCACTAGATACATATTCAGCATTTCCATGAGTGGTTGTAAAAGCCATAATTAGTACCCCCTAATTATCTTTGACACCTATTCTACACCCTCAAATCCAGGTGGTAGATCTAAATGTCCATACATTTCACCAATTTCTATTAATCTCTTATCAACTTTTGGTGACTCTTTAACAGTCTCACCAGTGGCTGTGACAGACTGCGGTCTATTCGCATTTTCCTCAATCTTTCGCAACGATTCCTCTAGCCCAGTTTTGGGTTGACTTCCTTTCGGGGGTTGCCCCTTCATTTCCCTAATAAGATCAGTCATAGATTTTTTAGAGGTATAAGACTTAAGGTCTCGCTCTATCCTCTGTTTATCTGGCTGTCCTGTCAACGGATTGACATATTCTGGAAACTCGGTTATCAAATCATCCACTTGAGCCGACAATGTCGTTCGATTCTCTCGTTGTTCTATAGCAGTATCGAGTTCACCTAACAACTCTTGTTTTAAAGATGCCTTATCATACTCCCTAACTCGTCTCTGATAGTCACGTAACTTCTCAGTATTAATATAACCATCTTCCTCATAGTCAGGCTGAGGCTCTACTGGCCCACTTTGTGGCACGCTGGGTTGATATTTCTCAACAAATGGTTGAACTACCTGTTGCATTTGCTGAGTTTGGTTGAATAAAGCTTGGTTCTGCTGTTTCATCATATCGAGTTCTCGTTGGAGTAACTCGCTTTTAGCCTTATGAGTATCAGCTTCACTTTGCCATGTTCTTCGTTGCTCTTCCGTCATCTGCTCTGGAGCAGGCGGTTGAGGTGGTTCTGTCGGTTCGGACGTATCCGTTTCCATTGTGATCGCTGGTTCAGGTTCTGCTGGAACCGCAGCTGGTGGTTCTTCAGTCGTAACTGGTGCTCCACCTGGGCCTTCTGCTGTATCTGGATTTATCCCAAGTATAGCTAACGCTTCAGCTGGATCTTCAATGGTTCTTTCTTTTTGTACCATAGGATCGTAACCCCCTTACTTGTCACTTTTCTTCTTGTTTTCAGCCTTATTGCTGGCTGCTATTTGTTTTCCTTGCATTCGTTGCACTGATGCAATTTCATCAAGTTTTATTTTCTGTTTAGATATTAACTCATCTAGTTTTAATTTTGTTTTAGCTGCATCATCTCTTACTTCCATTTCAGAAAGCTGTCTTAATGTATTTTGAAGCATCCCAGCCATCGTATTTCCTTCCTGAGTTTTAGCTTCTAATGCTTCTTGCAACTGAGGAATCATATCTAATTCTTTAGATAATTCATCTTTCTCTTTTACTGGTAAATACTCAACTAAATATTTTAAGAACTGAGGATGTGTTTGAGCTAATTCTTTATAAAAGTTCATATATGCTACACTCTGTGCTGGTAGCGTAGAACCTATTCTTATTCTGAATTTAGCTCTGATCTTCGTAATATCTGTAAGATCATCAAAATTAATATTTTTCATCTTCTCAGCTTGAAAATCATCGATATACGGATATGGTTTAGGAAATGTATAATGATAAGGTGCCCATTGTAATAGAATATCATATACCCTCTGAATACCCATTTCTAATCTATTTAGAGGAATTCTCAAGTTATCCTGTTGCCATTCACCATATTGTAGAGTAGCTGCGTAAGTATCTGGAGAATTAGAAGTATCTCCAAGTTTACTACTAAATGTAGCCATTCCAAATTGAACCTGCTGAATCAACCTTTCAAATAAAGGATAAAATGCAGGATTTAATGGCTCTGGTTTTAATGTATCTATTGGAAACTTACCACTAGCTGGATCTATTTTTAAATCCTTCCACACTCCAGGAATAGACATATCCTCAGAGAATTCTTTCATATCAGTCACACCAGCTCTGGCAGCATCAATTATATTTCTTGGATTAGAACTCAAAGCAGCATTTAACACGATAGTAGAAAAGAACTTATTAATAAGCTCCTGAACACCAAATGTATGATCAATCTCTCCTAACGGCATTGCATTATTAGTATCTTCATCTACAACAGGAACAATAGGATAATCTTCTATCGGTAAGATATCATAATTTCTACCATTAATAGGCCTCAACACCTTTTCACCAAAAGTCTTAGTATATTTAATTCTAGGTATAGGAGAAACTAATTCTTTTACAACACCACTTTTTAATAAATCATTTTCCTGATCACTTAAAGTATAATCATCATCCAATATTGAAGCGGTGCCAGTAGGAACATAATACAGAATTCTAGAATCTCTATAGAATCTTTCATATGTATCAAGCTCTCTAATGAATTTTTTATCCTGCATTCCTTCAGGAAGATCTATCTCAGTCTTCTCTTCATGTTCTTTCTGACCACTCCATCTAATTTCATCGTCCTGTTGAAAATACTCAGGCCCAAGCTTCCCCCTGTAGCCTGGGTTCTCCTGATAAAACTGACTCTCCTCTTTGAGTTTAGTAACAATTATATAAGGAGCATCTGAGTAATCCCACTCACTCGCATACTTTGGAATCCATACATGTCGCCATATTTCATTTGTTATCTTCAGTTCTCCACGTCCATAGTCTGCTTTTGGATCTAAGTGAACTAAAAAGTAGCCTACACCCTCTCTATTCTGACTCATAACTACTCGTTCAGCTCGCAACTGCCCATGTGAGTTGTACCATAAATAATCACAAAAGTCCTGTAATACAAGACCTCTCTTAATATCCTGTTTATTCACACCATAAATTTTACCTTGCGGTTTACTGGCAATCATAGTAGATGCTCTGTTTCTAATCAAGGTTCTTATAATATTAATAACAACATCTACTTGACCTCTAGCCCTAACCCTGTCTGCTACATCAGATTCCCACTGATCTCCAAAATAGGCTTTTTTACATCGATCTCTACTCTCTCGCCATGTTTGTGTGTCATTATAAATTTCTCGATACCATTCATAATGTTTTCTAGCAATATCGGCTCTAGAAGCCATATAAACCCCCTATTAAAACAACAACCATCTACGTCCTGTTTTTTCTAATCTCTCAACTGTTTTATCTCGATGAACTTCTTTATAGTTTCTCCCTCTCGGATTCATAGATTGTTCTTTTTCATCACAGGGAACCGCAAACCTACCACCCATCTCTAAAGCATCTAATAAATGTAAATGTCTGGATTGTAGAAATAAATCAAGTTCATTTTGTAATTCTGGCATATCTGGTCTTATAAACAACTGACCATGCCTTGTAATATTTTTAAAGTAATGATAAATTCTATCTTCTTTGTTTCTAGCTTGATATGGAACAAATGTGGGAGTCAAAGGATGCTTTAGCAAGAACGGATCTTTCATCATCTGCTTTACCCCCAGAAATTCGTACACCTTTTGACCCCCAACAGTCTCAACAACTAATTCTCTATAAAAATACTTTCTATGTAAATCTAAAGCTCTTTCTATAATAGTGTCAGGATCCTTATGATCAAAGTCATACTCTAATACCCAAATAGTAGGCTTTCGCCAACCATCCATAGGTAAATAACCCATTCCAAACGTCACCTGTGCTCTCTCATCAGCAGTTTCAGCCTTAGAAAACGCAGGATCTATCGCATGATAGGTATAAATAGGTATTGGAGTAAGCATTCCATCTAAAAATAATAGATTTTGGTCATTGTGCCTCTTAAATTCGCCCTGAAAGAACTTATAGCCTTTCAAATTTCTCGTAAGTGCTGAAATTGGCTCGTTCATGCGCTCAAACATCCACACATCTAACTCACCAGCCAACTGAGCCTTCTTTCTTTCACCATGAAGCCATGGAGTAGGCCAACGACTTTCCCAAATACTCGTTCTCTTCTCTATAGGCTTATCATCAGGAGTTAAAGCTCTATATACCCTACCATGCCAATCAGGATGTTTAGTCACATAATCCATGGTGCCGCCAAGTCCAATCAGTGTACCAACCAATCTAGCCTTACCAAATTCTTTATCTAACCGCTTCAAAACACTTCTCACTAACCATGTTTTATGATCGTCTAAAATAGCCTTGGATCTAAGATCAGCAACTTCCTCTGGATCATCTCCAATCCATAATGTAATACGAAAACCTTTTTTCTTCCTAGCCCTGACATTTCCACCCCAGCCTATTGCTCTAACGCTGCTTCCATTCCTAAGTTCAATCTCATGATCACTCCAGGCAAAGGCTTTTCCTTCTCCCTTTAACTCTCCATATACTTCTATAAGTTTATCATTATCTGAAATCTCATGTTTTAGTTCATCCATTAATTCAACGGCTGTATCATCAACCCTAGAACTAAGTACAATATAAGGCTCATTCCAATAATAAATACGATAAAGAGGATAAATAAGGGAAGTTGTTGTGGTCTTCGCAAATTCTGATGGTGCGGATATATAATAATGGCGATAATCAGAAGCCAGATCCTGATAAATATCTCTATGAAATTGTGGAACTTCACCTCTAATATGGTAATGCCCATCATTCTTCTCATCCCCTAGAAAATATTTACTCCACTCGGCTATTTTGTTACCCTGCTCGGGAACGCTTAATAATTTTCCATCCTGATATGGAGCATAAAAATCTCTCAGTTCTTGCTTAGAACATTCTTCACCGTTCAACAGCAATCAGTAATTCCCCTATGTTGATGTATCTGTCTTTTTTGTACTATAATACTTAAACATGGCTTTAGTAAGATCACTAAACCATTTTTCCCTAAATATTTCCATATATGTAGCATGTTGATATGGAAGACTATGCTTCTCTTTTATAACAGTACGAAATATTCCCTTATCCGTTTCCATATTATTTAC